GACCTTGGGATTGAGAGTTTTACTGATTGGGATGAAGATATTTATGGAAAGTTTGATTATGATGCTGATGAAGATGTTGATGGTTATGGGGCGTGTAATTGTGTTCACTGCCAACAATTTAGAGACAGGGGATAATCATGGCAAAGTATTATATCAAATGTGGGACACTAGAACTAATTTATTCCTGCAACAAATGTCCGAGGGATGCTGCGATGGATGCTATATGGGAAACAAATGAAAACGACACGCTGGATGAACATATCTACCTTGATGAACGCGGATATAGAAACTATACAAATGCTGATGGATTAACTTGTGTGTTGCATACTACTCATATTCTCAAAGATGCCGGATGGAGTATTGAATAATGTGGACAAAAATAGACGATAAAAAAGTAAGGCACTTGTGGGAATGTGCAGATTGTGATAATCTAGTTTATGTTGAACCTTGGTTCTATTCCGAAAATGGCGAACCCTTTTGCACAAAGTGTGAGAAGGATATGGAGTATATTAGGACAGAAGTGGATATGTAACACTTTCCGCAAACCCTTACTGCATAAGCACTTAGGGCGAGCGGGGGCGGCCGGATTTGACGTAAGTTGTTGCAGGATGCGGACTTAGAGAAATTCCAGAAAACTCCTAAAGTTTAGGGTGGTGATTGGTCGATAATAAGGATATGAGAACGAGAAGGGAATCAACAAAGGGCGAGAGAATGATCCAGTGGATTGGGATATTGATTGCTGTGGTGGGTCTGGCGTATAATGGGGTTAAGGACTACCAAAAGGGTGATATAAAAATTCCACCTTTGCGTCATCCTTCACAAGAGCAAAAACAAGTATTGACAAAGCCAGTTTATCCGGTACAATACTGTCTGATGGCTTACGATCCTAATATTGACAAGGTTTTCTACTTACACGAAAATGGACAATGGCATGATTACGCTCCACAACAACGACGATATGCGACCCAAACGCAACCATATCAAAATCAAGGTTCGACCGCAGTGGCAAGTTCCTACGGGTCACAAGGAACACCGTCATACCGTTATGGACAATCGCCCCAAGCGAACCCGAACCCGATCCGCTGAAAATCGCAGGGCTTGCGAGAATGGGGACTATTGAGTATAATTAGTAGTATGCCAGTGTAGCTCAGTCAGCAGAGCGTCAAATTTGTAATTTGAATGTCGCGGGTGCAACTCCTGCCACTGGCTCTTGTTCCGCGGTAGCTTAACTGGCAAAGCGGCTGACTTTGGATCAGCTGAGTGGTGGTTCAAATCCACCCCGCGGATTATTTAATTGAAAAACAGATTAAAAATCGAACTTTGGTGTATTATATGGTATAACGATCAAGACATACCATTGTGGGATAGCATAACAGTAATGCGGCACTCTGTTAAAGTGTAAGATACTGGGGCAGAACCAGTTCCCACAGCTTTTAGAAAAATAGGTCATGGAAAATAAAGATAGGTATATAACTAGAAACTGTAAACATCATGGTGATGTAAAGTTTATTCTGGAAAATAGAGGATATTATCGTTGTACTAAATGCAGGATGGATGCTGTTAGTAGAAAAAGAAAAAGACTCAAAAAAGATTTAGTAGACTATAAGGGTGGAAAGTGTGAAAAGTGCGGTTATAATAAGTGCGTTTCAGCTTTAGATTTCCATCATAAGGATCCAAACGAAAAAGATTTTGGATTGTCTAGTAATGGAAATACTCAGAGTTGGAAAAAATTAACACAAGAAGCGGATAAGTGTTTATTGTTATGCTCTAACTGTCATAGAGAACTACATGAAGAGTTAAATGGATATAAAGAATCTAGAACTAATATAAAACAACAGACCTATAGAGCAGTAGATCTAGAATCGTCTATCTCTAGAAAAAAACAAAAAAAACAATACAATGCATGTGTTGTTTGTTACAATAATACATACAATAAAAAATACTGCTCATATACTTGTGCAAAAATAAATAGAAGAAAAGTAAAAGAAAGACCATCAAAAGAAGAATTAATAGCGTTACTTATAAAGAATAATTGGACACAAACTGCTGCAATATTTGACGTATCAGATAATGCTGTAAGAAAATGGGCAAAAGAATACGGGATAAATACTAATAGAAAAGAACTGAGGCTGGATGGCAGAGTGGTCTAATGCGCATCTTTGCTAAAGATGTGACGATTAAAACCGTCCACAGGTTCGAATCCTGTTCCAGCCGTTTAGGTAGATTACTCAAGTGGACAACGAGGGCAGACTGTAAATCTGCTGGCATTGCCTTCGCTGGTTCGAATCCAGCATCTACCACTAAGTTGTTGGTATGAAAGGACTTAGAACAAATGTGGCGGACCGCCTTCGACGTAAGTGCTTGTACCATAAAGACTTAGGATTTTCTAAAGGCTGGCCTTGACAACTGCCGATAACAGATGTATGATTGCTAATCGGAGGCTGATGTTTGAGTTGCGAGTGCGGCCCCATAGTATAGTAGTTAGTACGCTGGCCTTTCACGCCGGAGACCTGGGAGCGTAACCCAGTGGGGTCATTTGTTTCTGCTAATCCTACGGATTTGGTGGTCTTGGCGATAGTCAGCGAGAATCTTAAAGTTTTGGGTGTTGACAGGACGATATTGGTATGGTAGACTGTTGGAACAAGAAAGGAAAGTGATGATGAAGAACCTTCGCATCTATGATATTCTGACTGAGGATGGTAAATCTCTGGCCGAAATTACTCTCTCTATGCAAGAGGATTTTGATTGGGTCGATGTTTTCGACAAGCTGTATGATTTTACAACCGAAAATATCCAAAGTTATTCTTACGAGGAAATTACCGTAACCGAATAATAAGGCGGGCCTTTAGCTCAATTGGCAGAGCATTCGGCTTTTAACCGATAGGTTCGGGGTTCGAGTCCCCGAGGGCCCACTTGACAGTGACGATTGTTGGTGTAGAATAGAGGTAAGAAAGGGAGTAGAAATATGAGATATGAAGATTACTATGACGGCTATAACTATGACTACGATGAATTGGTAGAAAATACCGAGGATCTTGGTCTGGATGAAGAACCTTGGATGAATGATCTTGAGGAAGAAGATGACGAGGTTCCATCTTATGGCAAGAACTATTATCCTAGTATTGAGGAAGATGAAGATTGATTTTTTGTGTGTGCATCTAGGTGGGACTAGACCCTATTCTTAATTCCTTTCTTTCTTATCGGGATTGTCGGTTCAAATCCGACCACACACTTTATGAACGCTTTTCAGCAAGAGCTTGATGATTTTCGGCGTACCCCAGACGGCAAGATAATTCAAGGGGCTGCTCATACTAGCCGAGTGTTAAATCACAAATATAGGAATGGTGTGATTATCAAGGCTATCTGCTCTCTGCGTAAGATTGAGAATGATTTTGATAGCATTGCCTGTTGTGGCGTAAGTGGTTTGATGGTAGTGCCACAGATTGCAGAGATTCTTAATAAAAATATTATTATCGTTCGCAAGGATGAAAAACGATATAGCGAATTTTTTATTGAAGGCGTTACTCCATCTCGATACGTTATTATTGATGATTTGATTTGTTCTGGAAATACTATCAAACATATTATGGATAGTATCAATGACGATACTCCAAGAGCAAAGTGTATCGGGGCATATTTCTATCTTGGTGAGGAGTGTGCTTTCAATGCTTCTAATTCTAAATATTTTGAGAAGCAGTTTGGGACGATCATCCTAAACCCTTACCAGCCAAAGACTTAGGACAAGGCGGGGCGGCCCCGGTCGCCGTAAGTCCTTATCTGCCAACCACTTACGACCTGCGGAATTTTTCCAAAGTTTTCGCTTGACACTGCCGATAATATAGTGTAGAATCAGTGCATAAGAACGATTGAACAGCAACACGAAAGGGATGATTATGGCTCATGCAGTTGAACAGATGATGTTTGTTGGTGCGACCCCGTGGCACGGTCTGGGCAATAAGCTCGACGAGGCTCCCACGGTTTCGGAGGCGATGACTGCCGCCGGTTTGGATTGGGAAGTTGGTCTGAAGGATTTGGTCACGGTGGACGGGCAACCCGTTCCGGCCCGTGCGACCTATCGCAAGACCGATGACAGCATTTTGGGCGTTGTCGGCCCGCGATACACCCCGCTACAAAACAGCGAGGCGTTCGATTGGTTCCAGCCGTTTCTGGACGCTGGCGAGTGTGCATTGCATACTGCCGGTTCGCTCCACAGCGGTCAGAAAGTTTGGGTTCTGGCCCAACTGAACCGCGACAACAGCGAGATCGTGAAGGGTGACGAGGTTGGGAAGTTCATTCTTCTCAGCAACTCGCACGATGGCACGACCGCTATCCGGGTTGGCTACACGCCGATCCGCGTTGTGTGTGCTAACACTATGGCGATGGCCCATAGCAAGGCTAGTGGTTCCAAGTTGATCCGTATTCGTCACACACGTTCCAGCAAGACCAATCTGGAAAATGTGCGAGATATTATGGACAATATCAACATGGAGTTTGAGGCGACTGCGGAACAGTTCAAGTTCCTCGCGTCGAAGAACTTCAATCAGGCCGACGTTCGTCGCTATGTCAAGGTGATGCTCGACATTGACGGTACGCCGGACGATCAGATCAAGACTCGCACCCGTAACATTATGGACGAGATTCTGGCTCTGGTCGAAGGCCCGAAACAGAGTGCAACGGGTGTGCGTGGAACGTGGTGGGCCGCGTATAACGGCTACAACGAGTATCTGAATTACAATAAGGGTCGCACCGAAGATAATCGGCTCGACAGCCTGTGGTTCGGACTGAACGCGAACGACAACACCAAGGCTCTGGAAAAGGCCATGCAGTTCGCTCAAGCACTCTAATCCCTCGCAATAGGGGTTGACACGGGAGCCGCCACTCAGCAATGGGTGGCGGTTCTTTTTTGTGTCTAGATCACTTGACGCAAACCCTTATGCTCAAAGGACTTACGACAAGCCGGGGCGCCCGAAATTTCTCTAAGTTATTTGATACCAACGACTTGCGTCAATTTAGTAAAAGAATCTCATAAGTTGGCTGTTGGCAATGGGTTACGATGACGATATACTGTATGTGGACGTAAGTGGTTACTGGGCAAAGGGTTAGGTTAAAATAATAATGAATAATGTAAAGATAGGATTATATTCATTTGTCTCGCCTAATCCAGCGGATTTGCTGCCGTTGCTGTTAGTCAGCGAGAATTATGTCAATAGTAACAAGCTACTCTGTTCCTAAGTTCTTATGTTTCAACCAGTTGCGTCAAGTTGCAGAGTGTGGTATACTGAACAGTGTAACAACGATAGTAACAAAGCGACTAATAGTTGAGATTTATTCTCAATAGATAAAGTTAGTTAGATTTTGTTATATAGTCTTATAGTCAGGCAAAAACCGGGAGCCCTTTGTGATGCAGAAAGAAAAAATTATTGTAACTGATGAAAATCGACAGGATATTACTAACATCTATTGTCACAGACTTTTGGATGACATGGACTTTAATACTCTGTGGACTTTTGCTTATGATATGTTGAGAGATAATAAAGAGGGTTTGACTAATAAAATGTTGGAAGATCAAATCTCTGACTACTACCCTGATATTCTGGAGAACTAATATGAATTATTATATCGAAAAACATGATATGGAAATAATCTTGGATGCTCTGGAACATATGAGCGAAACTATTAAAAATAGAAAAGCTTTTGGACTTCCTTCTGTCTGACCTTACTCTGAAGAAGATGTTTCTGGTCTATTTCAAAGTTTTGACAACTCTTATGTGGAGAACTAATGGAAATTGATATTAGTAAACAAGAAGCTTGGAAACTAATAGATGCTATCAAGGCATATATGAAAGACTATACTGTTACGGGCGCAGTTCATAAAACGTTCGACAATATTACTAAAAAACTAAAGGAGGTTGTCAAAGAATAGTAAACGGTGGTGAGAGTCCGGTTACGTTTGTAAGTTATCTGTCCTCAAGGGTTTGTGTGCAACGTGACGATATGGTATACTAGGACTGTGGCAGGGAAGGGCAAGGTTGGTGTTATTAGTATGTATAGTATATATCACCTCCGCACCTGCATAATATATAATCCAATTCAGGGTATCTGTCAAGTTCTTTTCCCCAGCTAGCTTGTTGCTATTGGTGGAATATTTTGTGGTTGTTCTATCCTCTAACTTTGGGAGATTATATGCTAGAAGTTTGCCTTGTATTTGGTGTTTGTATGGGTCTTGTCTCTGGTTACTGTCAAATCCAAGGTTAGTTATTAACTTATTTGCACATCGATATACTCTGTCAATTCTCCTCACGAGAAAATAATAACTACTTCAACACGTTGTACTATTGGTGATGCTTAATCTTATGAATGATCTTATGGCTGGATATTACATAATTTCTGGAATTCTATTCTTCTTCTTATTTGGTTCTGTTAGTATAGTTTGTGATATGTTCTTGAATCAGGAAGAAAAAGAAATTGTCATTAAAAAACGAGCGACAGAACCAGAATCTAGTCCGACACAATTCTTATCTGATGATTATCAAATTGATGATGATTTATTTGATAATTGATTTTGTATCATCTAATCTTTCAGATTTGGCGACCGTGGCGATAGTCAGCGAACAATGGGGGTCAGTTAAAAAATACAAATAAGAAATAACATTTCCATGCACCACCCCATCATGGTATAATACAGGAGTCAACGGAGCCAATAGTCAAGCATATGGTGAGACAAATGCGGGACTAAGGGAATCATGGGCAAAAGTGTTTTTAACTTTTAAACCATGAGGTGATTTATGCGTGCTAGATATATCGGTGAAAGTAATCGTAAGGAAATTCAGAGAAAGTATATTGACCAGATCTTGGGTGAATTAGATTTCATGCAGATCAAAGATAGGTTAAGAGACTATCTTCAGCATGAGAAAGACAAAGAATCTAATTATGCCTTAGAATCTGAGATACGGAAAGAAGCGCCAGAAGTTCTGGTGGAAAATTGGGAAGATTTTAATGGGCCTGCTACTCTCACAGAAGAGGAGCATTATCATGCCTAAAACTTTTCATAGAATAATTTCTTTTGAGGTAGAGGGTGAAATATATGATCACTCTACTAAGCCAGAAGATATTATCAAAAGTTATGACTGGAGATTCAAGGGTTTTCATGACAACCATGAAGATAAATGTTTCTTAGAATCTTCTCATGATGATCGTCGTGGACGTATTACTAAAATGACTCGCAAGAGTAAAATTAGTAAAACTGATAAGGCAGATACAGAAACTTTTACAATTAACAAATGAGGTGCTTTATGAATTATACATTAGTTTATTGGAGCGTTGGAATAATAGTAACATTGTTAGCATTAGTATCTTTATATTATTACTCATGCCATTGTTCTCCTCCAACTATTAAATAGTAAACAATAGTAATTTGATGTTATTTTAATCCGGTAGGGTTAGTCTCGGCTAATCCTCCGGATTTGGTTTTGTTGGTGATAGTCAGCGAGATTAGAGGGTCAGTTAAAAAATGGTAATAGGCTGCAACTTGACCACATATCCCCCGAACTTACTATAACATAAATGACAGTCGCAGGGACGCGACATTACTTCAACAGGAGAAAGTTTATGATTAAGTTTGTTCTTGTGTTTGCTCTTATGGTTCTTGGTTCGTCAACCTATGCTGGTGAGTGTGCTAGTGGCAATTGTACACTACGAAGTCGAGTTGTCAATGTTACTAGGGAAGTTATTTCAGTCCCAGTAGAAGTAACACGCCGAACAGTTGAGGCTACCCGTAATGTTGGTCGAAGAACTGTAGCTCGCGTTCGCAGTGTTGTTCGTTAATATTCATGGTCGATAATCAAAAGGATCATAGGACAGATTTGTTTGATTATAGATCATTAGAGAATTCCCCCGAATAAACTCGGGGGTCTTTTCTTAAATAGACTTATTACTTTCACGGAGGAACTTATGAAGATTTTTATGATTGCAATTGCTCTAGTTTTTGTCACTACTTTTACCGCAGAGGCGGCTCGACCAAAGTATTATAGTCAGCCAACTTATCGGGTAGAAAGTTATACAAAAAACTATGTTGGAAATAATGATCAGGAACGTTGTCAGGCCGAAGCTAATCATATGGCAGCTAATAACATTACTGGTCATGTGTGGGGTGTTATTGGTAGCTTTGAAGGAGTTGGTTATGGTTCGTCTCCCAATTGTAACACTTGTACTCCAGGTAACAATATGAGACTAACAGGAGATGCGTCAGCACAAGGTAAGAATGGTAAATGGTATAGAGTAAGGTCTTGGAGATAATATCTTCAGGCAAGAGTAGCTCAATGGTAGAGCGTTAGGTTTCCAACCTGAATGTTGAGAGTTCGAGTCTCTTCTCTTGCTTTTAATAGTCTCAATTGTATCAGCTAATAAAGTCGGTTTGGATTTTATGGATATAGTCAGCGAACTTTAGTATGATAACAACCATTAAAATAGAATCTCAGATGAATTGTGAGCATATTTGTCAAAAGATTCATCAGGCCATACTAAAATATCAACAAAATAGTCCTGACATGTCTGATACTCTAATAGTTATCGACATTAAGAAAGTGTCCGCTGATACTGATAGTCTGATACCCAAGTTGGAATTTAAGACTGAATAAATCTTGATAGAGTAGTCTGGCCTCTTTATAATACTCTTGAGATATATAGCTTATGTGTCTCACCTAAAACTTCCGATTTGGAATTTATGGAAACAGTCAGCGAGGATTTGTACTATGGCAAAAAAGAAATCTAGTCCTAAAAAGAAAGCCTGCTCTAAGAAAGTTTGTAAAAAGAATTGTGCTCCGAAAAGTTGTGACAAAATTGAGCAGGTTGAACCAAAGACTGAAACTAAATCAGAATATTTTCTGGGCTTAATTAAGAAAGTTTTTGGTTATGAATGAGATATTCCGTATCTTAGGATTCTTTATGATATCCTTGATCCTAGTAGAATCAGCAGTATATTTTGGGAGTTTATATTTTGTCTCCTATCTATCAAGGAAAGACGACAATGATAGCTCAGGTAACTAATATTGTTAAAAGACCAATTTGCCCCACATTCATTCATGATGATCCTACCAGAATATTCATAATCCTCATACTACTCTTAGCCCTATCGGCCATCTTTTACAGAATACTGAGAGCTTTAAATGATTGAGAATGATCCCCTTATTTTACACGGAGCATGGATAATTCTTGCCTGCATCACAATTCATTCGTTTTTGATAGACTATTTAGAGTATCTTTTCAATAAGGACGATAATTATGAGTAAATCAAAATTTGAAGAATTTCACGTTCCTTTCATTAAGAATCTAGTTTTTGTGGCTCTAGTTACTATAGTTTCTATGGTTTCTGTACATTATTATCTTACAAAATCATTATCAGTACCCCAACAATCATCAACTTATACATCTGAACAATCCCAGAGTACGCTCAAGTGAGGTTGTTCTTAGCTAATATCACCTATTTATCGGCTAAAAGTATTAAAATCCACTTATTATCTTATCCCGTGGTGAAATTTGTGGGATAACAGGCTAATTGTACAGGATTTGAATAAAGTTGTCAAGCCCCCTATGTCGATACTTGACGAAAGCGATTCTTTGTGATATACTGCTATGGTGGATACGGGTAGTAAAAGTAATAATGCAGGGGAAATTTGAGGTTTTAGGATGTATAAACAGATTCAATTAACCAACAGTGAACTAGATCTTTTAGCCTCTATGATCCAATATTATATTGACCAAAAGAAGGACAAACCGGGCTTTGAAATCAATAATGCTCACATTATGCTACGTCATATCTGTGGGATTAATGCCCGTAAAGGGAGTAATCAAATAGCTTTTAGTGGTAAGTAAACCCAAATCAAAAACAAATCAATCAGAAATGAATTTGCTTCCTTTTAACAAATTATCTTTGGCCCATAATGGCTGAAGATTTGAGTAATTGAAGCATTGTTTAACTTGCTCAGGATCAGAGAAATCGAAAGATGATATTGGGCGAATATGGTCAACGTGCCATCCTTTAAATGACCAGTTTTCCCAACTCATACCTTCTTTAAATTGAGACTCTAAATGCAGTTTTAATTTCTCAATAGAACATCCTACCAATTCAATAGACGACTCAGATTTTAGTCCATGAGCTAAGGCTTGATACAATCTACCTCTGAGTGATTTCTTTAATTTAAGCAATGGGTTTTTACGACAATTCTCAATAGTCCTTTTATTAATTTTGTCTCTATTATTTGTGGCATAAATTTTATTTTGTTCAATAATTTTTTCTCTATTAATTAAGTAGTATTCTTTCTGTTTTTGTAATCTTTTGTCTCTATTATTTGAATGATATGTTTTATTCATTTCTATTAACTTGTCTTTATTATTCAAATACCATGTTTTAGATTTTTCCTTTCTTTTTTCTTTGTTATTTAAGTGATATTCTTTGTAGTATTTGTTTAAACATATTTTACAGGCATGAGCTAATCCATTTTCATTATTCGGCCTTTTTTTCTTATGAAAACAAGTAAAAGGTTTTTCTTCTTTACATTTATTACAAAATTTAGTGTCCATAAATTAGCCTATTAAAACAACAACCCAAGCAGAGTCAAGGTCAGTTGACAACAGCTTGGGCGTCGAGTATAATCGTTTGTATTGTAGTGTCAAAAGTGTCTGACCACACCCTCAACATCATATAATACACCTAATTTGGAGGACAACCCATGAACGATAAACTGAAAAGTAATATCAGGAACTTTATTGTAGATTATGATAATACTGAGAATGATTTTAATATGGCTGATTATGATTTGTGGCTTGAGACTGCTGTTAATCTTTTGAAAGAAGTTTTGGAGAATAAATAATGACCGAAAATCCGCTACAACTAGCAACTAAAGCTTGGATAGAAGCAGTCCAGAAATATTATGAGAATACTCGTAGTAATGAATTGACCCAAATACATATGAGAGGGCATTTTAGCGGTTGGAGCGAAAGAGAGATAGTGAATTTAGCGAACAAATTGGCTAAAAATGAAAATGATTATCCTTTGTGGAGAGACAAGGAGAATAAATAATGGCTGGACTTGTATTATTTGGTATACTAGGATATATGGCTTGTATACGAATTTATGATTGGTGGAATGGATATGGGGAGTTGTTTTAATGACTAGTGAAGATAATAAAGAGGATTGTCTTACTTTACTAAAAGAGATGAAAGAACTATGTAGAGTATTTGCCAAACACAAAGTCGATGACCCTGCTATGGCATCCTTCATTTATGCTGTGAATCAATCTACTAATGTTCTTATTGAGATTATCGAAAATAAGCCACTAGAAATTAAAAGGATGTTTTAGTGCAAATTAATATAAAAAAAGAACTGAAAAATCTTGATCGTAATGATTTTGCGGCAGTTCATAATCTGGTTGATCTAATTATATCTGATCTTAGTGATCTTCTAGTTGATGTGGGTGATGAAATTATGTTGGCTGCTACAAAAGACTATATGATTGACCTTATTAACCCCGACCTATTAGATTTTGATTCAAGTGAGTCTTGACAACATCCGATACCTATGGTATACTCACTTTGTCTTGCAAACGATAACATATTATCACTTGATATCATAAAACACACACAAATGCTCATATATTATGACTAAACAAGAACCAATAACTTTGACTAACGAAGAAATTGAGGCGATTGAGTGGTGTTTGTCGTTACCCGTCCTCGACAGAGATTTTGTCAAGATGATGCCCCTACGCAATCTATTAGAAAGAACAAATAATAACAAGCAAATGGAAATTGCTAGAGAGATTATGAAACAAGATAGTGAGTGTCTTAGGAATTTAAGTAAAAATAATAATGACTCTATTAAGAACTTTGATTCTTGAATATGATATTGTTGAGATTCATTACAATGAACTTTTGAAGAATAAACCTTACTTGATCAGGGTTTTTAGCTATAATAGTAGTGACCCTACTGAACTCAGAGTGGACGAAAATCAAGTCAACAATCTATATCAAACTCTTAAAGAATACTATCTATTATGAAAATTCAAAACAAGAAAGAAATTGTTCTCAGTGTCCAAGATGTTCAAACTATTCTTTTTGATCATTTGACTAAAGAGCATAAGTTGAGCGGAGATTTTAATTTTGATTTTGTCGTTATCAATAAACCATATTCATGTGGAATGTATGATTCTTGTGATCGTCATGAATTTGATGGTGTGAAGATTGTGGTGACTCATGAATAGCCAAGAAACTCTGGAAAAAATGATATGAGTTCTAACGAACAAATTAATGTTGGGGAGGAATTGGTCACAAGACTACAAAATCTGAATAAGATGTTAGATGCTATTAAATCAGCACAGTTCGATGAGTTGAATCTTCCAGAAATAAATGAACAAAATAAATCTACTGTGAAATCTAAAAAGTCTCCTAAAAGGACAAAATAATGGGCTGGGAATACCGAATTAGCAAAGAAATACAAACACATAAGCATCTTCGCTATGATCCTAAGATAGTTTTTGGGATTAAAAAAGTATTTGTTGGCGAGAATGGGGATATTACTTATATTCGCTCTATGCCTGTATTTATGTGTGAAACTGTTGATGAGTTGAAAACTGAGATTCAGAATATGCTGGAGGGTTGTAATAAACCCATGATTGACTATCAAGGATTACAAGACAGAGTAAATGAACTGGAGAAAAAATGAAAAAAACTTGGCAACAAAAACAAAAAGAAAGTATTCAGTCTGGCTATGACCAAGCCAAACAATTAGCAGAAGAAGTATGGCTAGAGGGAGATCATGAAGGAACTCCTAATGATTTTTATTATTTCCAATGTGGATTTGCGGCGGGTTTGAACTATCAGCGACTACAAGCACTAAATAAATTGAGCCAACTTGATCAAGAACTAGGACTAGAATAACATAAAAATGTTAACCCTGTTCCCGTCGAATGTTTACGCTTAGTGCGTAGATCAACTAGGCTAATTGCCGACAGAGTAGGCGGGGCGGGGTTAACTATAGGAATATTACAAGTAGTATGAGAATCATTAACGAAAGACGATCTCAAATAGATGGCAATACCCTAATATCTTGTATATTAGAATATAATGGTAAATTGTTTAAGATTTCTGATTGTCCAACTAAATTATTTATATGGTCAGAATTGAATGGATGGTTATTTATAGATTATGGAGACACAAAAGAAACTACACAAAAAAGTATAGAACAATTTTTGTCGATAATGAAAGCATACACAAATGAAAACATTTGATATATCGAAAGATAATGATATTTATCTACAATCCCCAACTCTAAAAGAAGTATTAAGAGCTGGTGAGGATTTGTGTCATCACTTAAAAGTTTCTTATGATCCTTATAAAATTAAAGTAACTACTGATTATGGAACCAAAGTAGTAATTTACTACAAGGAAAATGACAACGACTAAAGATTTTCAAAAACAATTACTCTATCTTATCACTAAAATAGAAAAGATAGAAGATTTATGCAAAGAAGAGGCTGCTGAACCATTCGGGCCTTATCTTGATACTATAGAGTTTATGAAGGTGCTTGAGGGTAGTAAAAAATTAACATATTCAGAAGGATTAGAGGCGGGAATATCTCATATGGCAAGTAAAATATTAAGGATTCTTTATGAACGAAACTAATTTTGATATTAAACCAACAATAATAGTATTAGGAACAGTTATAGGGTTATTATTCTCTATTTTTGTTCTTAATCCTATCCACAAAAAGAAAGTACAAAAACTATCAGAACCACCACTGATAACTTGCAATCAATGTAAAGGCTCTGGAGAATATCCAACAGACGTTAATAAACTCATGATGGATGCTAGTTTGGCATTATTCATAAATCATCATCTTATGGTTGACAAGTGTGAAAAGTGTGTTAGACTACCCTATGGTGATGGTTACGATTATTGCGATATTGTTCAGAACAAATACAAGATTTTGCTTCAAGAATATGGTGCTGCTGGGCCGAAAATAGATATGGCGGCTTGTGAAAAATGTATGGGAATGGGCCAATTTACTACAGTGAAGAAAGATGGTTCGTATATGACTCAAAAGGAATACGATCAGGAACATAAATGATGACTATGTTTTATAGAGCGGTTTGCAAAATTTGTGGTAGTAATTGGAAAAGATGTCCTAAATGTCAGTTTGGAGCTTAGTAATTCGTGACTGGTTTAAATATTCAAGCCCCGTGGTCTACCCTTTTAATTAATGGTCAGAAAACGGTCGAAACCCGCTCCTATCGACTCCCCACAAGATTAGAGGGAGTTGAGTTGGCACTAATTGAAACTCCGGGGAAATCGGCTAAGTTTAAGAGTAGAATTATCGGAACCATAACTTTTAGTCATTGTTTTCAATATCAGAATAAAGGTCACTGGGCTTTTGATTATGAAAGACATTGTGTTCATATTACTAATGAGTATGGTTGGAAAGATGATAAGCCTAAGTTTGGATGGGTTGTAAAATCTGTCAATAAATTTGAAAATCCAGTTGACCCTCCAGTTAAACGTGGTATAATTTACGCTAAAGACTGCCTTTTGGAGAAATTTACATGAGATGGGTTTTTATTGTGGCTAGAAATTCAACTATCGAACAAGTGAAAGTATTTGACGATTATTTTCAGGGAGAGATTCATGCTAATGAGTATCTTAGGATAGGATTTGGGGTCAATGAAGTTGATTTTCCAGAATATCGTAAGGGAGAGTATTATCAAAGTGCTGATTCTGGAGTGAGCGTTGGTCTTTATAAGGACAATACCTAAAAATTCAAGTTGACTGCTGAGTATGACGATGTATAATGCAAGGGTATCGAAAGGTTATTTTAACAAACACAAACCGGAGTTTTATTATGAGCGTTTTTAAGATTAGTGTTTTGGTTGCTGCTTTTTTGAGCTTTGCTCTTAGTGTTGGTCTTTGGTTCAGTGGTATGCCAGAGGCTAAAGATAGTGGACTTTTTGTAGGTTTGTGGGTTCCTAGTATTCTTAGTCTTGGTAATCTATTCTCTTATAAGGGAGATTAATCATGGAAATGTTTATTTTTTTTGCAGGGCTAATAATTACTTTAATTGTTAGTTCCGGTTTAGCTATTAGTATTTTGTTTTTGGGCGACATGAATCCAGACTCTAGACAAAATCGTAGAGTTAACTATACGTTATCTGATTTGAAAGATAATGAAAAACTGAAAAAACTCATAGCAGAAGTAAAGGACTACAAAGAAAAAGTTCCTAGCTGATTTTTAAAGTTGGTTGTTGACAAACGCCGATACTGTAGTATACTAGGGCATACCTTGGAGAAAATCTAATGAGTCCAACAGTTCAACAAAAAGTTCAAAATTTGCTTGACAAGTATTTTATCGGTCAGAATAACTGTGAACTAGTTATTAAACAAGATGATCTAAATAGTTTTTTGCAGGAATATAATACTATTATTATCACTCGTACAGTGGAAGTTTGTGGTCTACATTAATAAATTGGAGAAAATATGACAATTCAACAGCTTCGTAATGATGGCTACAAGGTTAGGGTTCTTCATAATCGTCTTTATAACGGCTACTATAAGTGGCAAGTAGGTAGCAAGCCTAGTGGAGATCATGGTTATGGGCCTGTTGATCCAGATACTAAAGGTGGATCAACTCAAATTGTAATTGACAGTCCATCTGGTGATCATTACGAAGGGCTGGCTATTTGTAGCAAGAAAGAAAACTATAATAAAAAGCTGGGCGTTAGAATTGCTCTTGGACGATGCAATATTAAACAACCGCTCTATATTCCAACAGAGGTAGAAAATGACTAAAGAAGAAAAACTGGAAGAAATTAGGCGAATGTGCTTGGGTATTATGCAATGTTGGAGTCAAAAATCTAGTTATAATGATCCTTATGAGGATGGACGAATTGTTGGGCGTTCAACACTAGCAGAAACTATTCTGGAGATTATTAACAATGGCTAAGAGTTTTGAAGATTTGTTGAAGAAAACTTGTTCCAAAGACGTTATTATTGATGGATACAAAAAAACTATGGATTACTGGGCAGAATATATTGGCCTTTCTAAAAGTCAATACAATACAGTACCATACGGTTGGTCTATGACTAAACTTAAAAATAAGAAACCAAAAAGGCGTGACCCGTCACGAAGATGGTAATGAGAACATTTAAAGAAGAAATTAGAAAAGTTCTTGATGACGTTTCATGTGATGCTTGTGGGAAAAGTACCACTAACTATCCAGATGTTGGGCCAGATTATGCCACTCTTGAATCTTGTTGGGGATATGGCTCAAAGAATGATGGATCAAGATTTGAGGTTGATCTGTGCGAGTCGTGCTTCAATGATGTAATTGATTTACTGAAAGAAAAAAGAAAAAGTGTTTTAGGGCCGTTTAGTTATCCTTATGAAAACGATCCTTTGGATGGAGTATGAAAGATTCAATAACTCTTATTGGCGACGTTCATGGTAAATATAAACGCTACCATGAAATTATCAGAGAAAAAGATCGTCATCCATATACTATTCAATTAGGAGATTTTGGTTTTGATTATGGTACAGTATTTAATGTGGACGATGAAAAACACAAGATCATAGGAGGAAATCATGATCATTATGATAGGATTATTCATATTCCTCATTACTTGGGAGATTATGGTTTTACCACATTGAATGGAATATCCTTCTTTTTTTATCGTGGAGCCTATAGTATTGATCGTCAAGATCGAACTATTGGAATAAATTGGTGGCAGCAAGAACAGGTTACTATTGATCAATTCTTGAAGGCCAGAGAGCTTTATAGACAGATCAAGCCTGATATTGTTTTAACTCATGATTGTCCAGACGAAGTTAGTTTACAAATACTAGATTCCAACCAAAGAAAATATGAGAACCTAACAGGATGGGCTTTGCAAGAGCTATTTAATATTCATCAACCTAAGAAATGGCGATTTGGTCATTATCATAAGAGTTGGAATATGAATATAAGTGGTACGGATTTCAGATGTTTAAACGAATTGGAAACTGAACTATTGACAGTCTAGTATCGGGTAGTATAATTAAAATGTTGATGCCGAAAGGTTGGGGTCGCGGGTATCCTCAATAATCAACAGCCGTAGGTTTTGTTTGCAGAAAAGTTTTCGTAAATGACCAAAACCAATTCTGCTTTAATACAAAGGATTATATCATGTGGAATCATAGAATAATTAGACATATTGATGATGACAGTATTTATTATGCTATCCATGAAGTTTATTATGATGAAGATGGGAAAGTAAAAGGCTGGACAGAAGAACCTATTAGAATTATGGAAGAAGGCTTAGAAGATCTTAAAGTTACCCTACAAAGACTAATAGAATCTTTTGATAATCCTGTTCTTGATGAGGAAACCAAGGAGGCCATTCTGTGACAGAAAATGAGCGGTTTGTTATATTTTGGCTATACAATACGGTTGCTAAAAAGATGCCAAGTAATCCTTATGGCTCTGACGACATTATACTTAATGGGATTAATGTAACAGAAACAGTTAGAAAACTATTGCAGGATAGATTATTTGTATGAACGACAAAGAAAAAACTAGCATACTTGAAATTATGAAATTGTGTAACCAAAAGATCAAAGCACAAAAAGATCATGAGGCTAGTGCTGGATATGGTGAAGATTATAATGATGGTAGAATTGTCGGTGGTGCTGCATTAGCACGACGAATATTAAATATCCTAAAAGAATTTCAATTTTAATCATGAGTACATTACCAGATAGTAAAATTCCTTGGTGGGATAATCATTATGAAGATACTTATAGTGAAGAAGTAGAAGATGGATATCCTTATGATATTGGAACTAAAGTACAGGAATAAATTATGTGGCTAAGACCAAAATCAAGAGTTCATCATTGGAATTGTTCTAGGTTCGCGGATTTTATTCGCGGAGAGAAGAAACCCTTTGCTTTAGAGTGGGGCAAATGGGACGAATGGAATAAAAAACAAAAAAAGAAAAGACCAGTAAGATATTGGCTGGCAGAAGAAGTATTACCTAAACTACAGGATTTGATCATGTTTCCTGTGGACGTTTACACTGAGATTAGATACTATATCAACAATCGTTGGATAACTAAAACACACTATCTAAAAACTAGACTAAAGCCAGGACATTACTATGAGCTTGATTATAGAATTCTTCATGGGTTATTTAATGAGCTTGTGGATTTTGTAGAGATTGAATATGCACACCTAGCAAAATGGTCTCTTAAAAAAGGTACTAAAAAATACAAGTTCAAACATGGTCGATCAATTGAAGCAGGATTAGCTTATCTAAAGTGGGCTTGTTCTTTAAAGTATACCAAAGATTGGGGAGTAGATAAAAAAGACCCAAAGTACGGAAAACCAACCCACCAAGCCATCTCTGCACAAAAGATTAAAGAACTTTATCTCTGGTGGAAAGATCGTCCTAATCGACCAGAACCAATGACTGTTGCTGGATTAAACTGGGATCAGAATAAAGAAGACAACTTGATGGGTGGAAAGATATCTAAAAAAGAACTACTGGAATTTAAAAAGCTTGAAAAGATTGAAGCAGACTACGAAAAAGAAGATACAAAAATGCTCATTGAACTAATTAAAATCCGTAAGGAGTTGTGGTCATGAGAACAGTTAGTTTAGAACACGATCTTATCAAATCGGATTATATTACAGACAAATGTGTTAACAGCGAATCTTACAGCCAAAATTTATATTCCGCCATGTGCAATAATTTATTCTACAAGAATGATGAAGAATGGAGTTGTTCTTGGAGATATGCTGGGGGTGTTATTGCAGATATAAGAAATAAGGGAGAGAGTTATATTGATTGGTATTGTTCTGGAATAGGTAATCATCATGATGGATATGTTGGGGAGAGTTTTGTTACTGATGAAATTCGATCAGACTTACTACAGCTAGGATGGACTATCAAAGAATATCCTCAGAGCGAACAGGTTGATGCTATCTAGGGAGTTCCTATTAAAAAGAGGGTACTGCTGCCCCTTGGATGCTTTAACTGCCCTTATAACGAGCAACCAGAGGGCTTGACAAAGGAACCAGAGGACGTTAAACTAGAAGTGAAAGACGAATCATCTACTAAAAAGGAAAAGCAATGAACGAGTCAGTAAATCAAGCTATTTGTGATTTCTATAATAGTGTTTGGAATTATATGAAAGCTGAATATAAGCCAAAGTGGGCCAGACTTTATAATGCTGAAGATACTTTGGATGAAATGATTCAGATTACTGGACAGTATTATCTTGGCGGGAACAATGTTGTAGATACCGCCGGAGATATTGTGACTCTTCTTAAAAAGAGACATAAGTGACCTACTCTGATTTTAAAAACAAAATTGATCATGATCTTAAAAAGTATGGTTTAAGGTATGGTCAAACAGTTATGAATTCCTTATCAGAAGTTTGGCCCGATAAGCATAGAGAATTAATCTCAACAGACTTAGATTGTTTTTATAACGATAACAAAACCGATACAACACTAAGCTATCTAGAAAAAGCATGGAATCATGAAACAGTTAGATAAAAAAGATCCATTTTTTGATATAGATACTTATATCAATCGTCTGGAAAAAACAATAGAACAGCAAAAATATACAATAGAGTCTCTTAAAAATGAGATTAGAACCCAAAGAAAAGAAATAGGTTCTTTGCGAGAAGAACGCAGATCGCTATTAGATCAAGACAAGCCGCCGATGTTCGACCACAACCTATGGATAGAAAATGGAGATAATAATGAAAGATAAGACAGAAGTTTTTGCTATTGGTACTGACGTTAAACTGGCTGAAGATGTATTCGGCAAGGTAACAGGGATTAATATTCGTGGAAATAATTCGATCAGCTATGAAATTGGCTGGTGGAATGGACGAAGTTATGACTGCAAGAGTTTTGCTGACTATGAAATTGAAAGCACTCTATCTACAACAAAGCAAAGAATTGGTTTTGCTTGAAGTCTTGACAAGAGAAAACCGATAAGATAGAATGAGGAACTGGATGGATTGGGATTTTACTTGGTTAATCGAACTAACTTTAGTGATTATTGTATTTTTTGTTTTTGGTTATTTTTTAGGGGTTAACTGGTGAACTCTACAGCTACTAATTTTCATGACCATATTAACATATGGTTAGATGCTCTTGAAGTAAAAGCTAAAAAACAGACCTATGGAGATGAACAAGCTGTTTATTATTTCTTCAAAGAGAATAAGAAATACTACAAGATTACTCAAGTTTGGGAAGGTGTTGAGACTATTCATGCTTTCGTAGATAAAAACACCGGAGATGTTTATAAGCCAGCAAGCTATAAAGCTCCATATAAAGATGCTAGATACAATCTATTTCATGACCACAAAAAACTTATTGATGAGTGTGATTGGGCAGGAAGTTATTTATACAAGAGGATGGGATGACTAATAAAGACCAAATTAAAAAAGCATTAGAAACAATAGGCACAGAAAAAGCATTACAGTGTTTGATTGAAAGCATTGACGAGAGTACAGAATGGAACAAGGCTCCAATCTGGAAATTTAAGCTTATTGAAAATCTAGAAGATGCCTACAATTCATATATGGATCAATTTAGTAAGGAGACTACTAATGCGTCTTGATTTGGCTATGGGATTAAAGGTTGGAGACAAGATTGTTAATGTGTTTATGGATGAGCTTGTTATATCAGCAATAGACCATAGTTATGATCCAAAACCACCAGTATTTATAGCATTAGATACTATGCTACAAAAACATTATTATTGGTTTGATGATATTTATTATCCAGACTTGTCTGATATTTGCGATGAAGAGAAAAGTTTTGTTCTTTGGGCAAAAGATAATAGACAACTTGTTGGAGAAAATTCTCGTCTACTTAAAACTGTTTATATGCAGGGATTCTCTATGGGATTTGATCATAAGAGAACAATTTCCCATGAAGAGGCTATGCAAAAATGAGCGAGGCATATGATCCTAACTGGAATCCAGACGATTACGATATGACACTCAAGTATGAGCCTATGAATTTGTCTAAAGTCAGCAGTATCCTGTCACAATATAAAGGACAGCAGGTTTTAGATTACATCATTGAGCTATATAAGTTAATTGAATATCAAAAGAAAAGAATATTTGAGCAAGAAAAAGAGATCATTGCTTTGCGACATGAAAAAGCATGGAAGCATTATGATAAACCTATAGAAAATTACGATCCAACCACAAGAAAGTATGTTGACAAACCACCCAAGTCTGGTAACATGAGTTGTTAATATGATGATCTCCGAAATCAAAAAATGGGCTAAAACACAGGGTTATGAAGTAATTAAAGACAAGGAAGATGGTCTTTATTATTGGGCTAAGTTAGATGCTGGGCCGGATGCTAGTGGAGTAGCAAAAAGTGTTAGCAAAGTAGCTACCGCTATTTTTAATCATATGACAGAAGATAAATGGGTTGAACATCAAACCAAGTTTAAAGAAGAAAAAGCCGATGTTAAATTTACAGTGAGCGATTATTAATGTATATTTTGCAATTAAATCCTCCTATCAATGTTTTTACTCCAAAAGGAGAAGGTTTTGCTAGATTGGTTATAGATTATGGGCCAGACATTAATACTATTTGGGTAGTAGATTTGTTCTCAACAAGAGAGTGTATTCATGTAGATAGTCATGAGATATACTTTGGTGCTAATCCTATGTGGAATTTACAGGAGCCAAATATTCCTTCAGAAAGAACAGTACCGTGAGCAATTACCTAAATATAGACATTCCTCCATTTTGGTGTTTTCTTGATACGGGCTTTCTAAACGATGAACTCCCTAATGTCAAAAATGAAAGAATAGTGGTTGAAGTTTTTAGCTTCACCAGCATCCCACAAAGATGTGGTATGTTTTCTATTATGACAGAATATGGAAGTCAACACGCCAGAGTTCCAATTCATTATCTAAGAGGTAATGATGAGGGAGGTAGCGAATATCCATTGGACTGGATACAACTGTGGGATAGTATGAGCTACTATGTGTCGTGCAATATTAATGAATATACAAAAAACAGAGCAGCTAAAATAATGCTAAAGGATCATTCATTACATAGATCCAAATATTTGTTTACTTTAGATTGGTGTTTTGGCCCACAGTACAAATCTGGTTATGGTGAAATGGCTGCTGGTCATAAATGTGGTCATGTATTCTTAGGTGAAGGTGGACAATTTTTTATACAACCAAACAATAGGGTACTGTGGATGGATGGAGGAAGTTTTATCAGTAGAACATTTGACAAGAAACCAGATTGGAAAGTTTTTAGCAAAGAATTTAGTTGTGAGCATACTGGTAGTAGGTGGGTAAGCAAATCAGAAGAAGAAGAATACTTTTATGAATTTAAAGAGGCAAAAGAATAATGTATGTCAAATTTGTGTCTAAATCAGACGAATGGTTTGATGCTGGAACAGAAGTTTTTGATGCTACAATATGTGATTGGGGCAGAATTACCAAAAGAATGACTCTTGATAGCTATCATAATACTTGGCTAAAAGCAGGACATATACTTGGTAGAGGTTTAAGAAATGGTTTTTGGGATGAAGAACTTTGTCCATTAGAAGAGTTTGAAATATTATATACGGAGGATCAAATATGAGTGTAAAACTAATTAGTGTAACTCCAGACGCAGAAAAACTAATGAGCTATTGTGCGAGGGTCAGTAACCCGAAAAATCAGGATTCAGATAATTACGCAAAACTATTAGCTTACTGTATTAAAAATAAACATTGGTCGATATTTGAAATGGCGAGTATGGGTCTTGAGGTGAATACCACAAGAGGAATAGCGGCTCAAATTCTTAGACATAGAAGCTTTAATTTTCAAGAGTTTTCTCAGAGATATGCAGACACGACACTATTAGCAGAAGAAATTCCATTATTTGAATTACGCAGACAAGACGATAAAAATCGTCAAAATAGTATAGATGATATTCCAGATGAAGTTAGGGCTAAATGGGGTATGAGAATTAGAGAACATTTTGCTAAGGCTAAATCTATTTACGATGGAATGATAGCTGATGGAATAGCTAAAGAGTGTGCTAGATTTATTCTACCATTGGCAACTCCTACTCGTTTATATATTCATGGAAATATCAGATCATGGATTCACTACATAGAATTACGATCTTCTAATGGGACTCAAAAAGAACATATGCTTATTGCAGAAGAAGCAAAAAGAATTTTTTCAGAACAATTTCCTACTGTATCGGAGGCATTAGGATGGTAAAGAAAGAGCTTATTGTTACCGGACAATTACAAGACTCAGACGGACAAAAACTTATTCTTCATGGTTCTTTTTTTGAATCTTCAAGAGAAGCAGCGATACAAAAATTTCATGAATATTTTGAACCAGATCTCAAAGTAATGAAAATCTATTCTGTTGTTAATGAACAAGGACAATTAGTATAAACAATGGAAACTAAATCTAATTTAACAATTAAAATAGTTAGAGAATTGCTTGATCATGGATTCTCTGTTTTGCTATACAATCAAGAAGAATTAGAGGGAGCTTGTGGTGGATGGTGTTCTATAGAGGATAATGAAAAAGAATTCGCGGTAGCCATGAAGCATCACATGGGTTTTGAAATACTTATTCATGAATACTGTCATTTCCTTCAATGGAAAACTGATCGTAAATTGTGGGATAGAAGTATGGAAACATATGATATTCTTTTTGATTGGATTAGTTATCCTTCTTTGGTTGCTAGTGCTTTTATTAAAGACTACAAAGTCACTACAGAAGAACTAGACAAAAGTCTACACGATATTTTAGAGATAGAACATGATTGTGAAAAAAGAGTTTTAAAACTGGTCAAAAATTGTCCTATCGAAGATTTTGACACAGATAAATATATACGAGCAACTAATGCGTATTTATGGAGTTATCATCTCAATAGAGAATTAAGACTACGACCAAAACGTCCAATATACTCACAAAGAGTATTAGAACATATGCCTAATACTTTTAATCCCGATCTATCTTTTTATCTAGATCGTCATAATCTTACTGATCCTATTCGACAAGCATTGCTGGTTGAATACGAATAATTCTCAAGTCTGGCTTGACAACTTGACGATACTAGGATATAATTCCGGCACAGGAGACACTATGAATAAACTTGGACTTTGCTGCATATCCCTCAAGTTGAAAGAACAGGGATTTGGTCATCAGACTATGACCTTTAAACGATTCAGTTCTTTGCCGCGAGAAGAAGCACTAGAGATTCTTGGTGATAGAATCAAAAACAATCTAGAAGTAACCAATAAAACAATTCAATTTTGTGCAGAAAACAATTATGTTTATCGTGTTAGTAGCGACATTTTTCCTCTTATTACTTACGATGAGGCTAATGTGAGTCTTGAAGATTTGCCTAATTATGACGAAATACAAGATGCGTTTGACAATCTTTCAGAAACTATTTCCTCTACTAGCGTTCGTGTTTCTGCTCATCCAAGTGAATTTAACAGTCTGGCTAGTCTCAACGAAAAAGTTATCGAAAAAACCATTACAGAACTCAATTTCTACAGCAGTTTCTTTGACAGAATTGGACTTCCAGCAGATCGTAGATCTCCAATGAATTTCCATATTCATAATAATAATGGAACCAGAGAAGAAATTGCTCACAGGTTCTACAACAACTTTAAGAAACTGGACAATAACTGTCAGGCTCGCATCACAATCGAAAACGATGACAAACTTAACTGCTGGAGTGTGAAAGAATTAGTAGATATCTTCCATCCGATTACTCGTATTCCAATATGTTTCGACTATTTACATCATAAGTGCCACCCAAATGGTCTTACAGAACGTGAGGCTATTAATATGTGTTGGGATACTTGGCAAACTAGACCGCTTTTTCATTATAGTGAAAGTAGAGAAGGAAATAATCCAAGAGCGCACGCAGATTATCCAGAAAATACTTTTGATAATTATGGTCTTGAGTTTGATATTGATCTAGAACTAAAAGCAAAAGACTTGGCTCTTGCAAAATATGATTCGTTACTAAACTGTGTTTCTTAAATATAAGGAGATAATTATGGCTCAAATCGGTGCAATTTCAATTAGTCCCAATGTCAATACTCAAGCAATCATTAACTTGCTGAAGGAAGATAAGAAGATTACTATTGGTCAGGAACAAACTGCTCCCGATGGCTCTCGCTATATCCCCATAGAGAAGAACTAAAATGTCGGCTAACCTTATTCTTATTACTGGTATAATATATCTTTATATAGCCATTGAACAAGGTTATCTACATAGTAACTATGGTATGTTTATAGCCTATCTTGGTTATGCAGCAGCTAATGTTGGACTGTATATGTTAGCTTCAAAATAAAGAGGTACTTATGAAAGAACCTAAAAGAATCAAACTTAATCCAGAAACTCCAACACCAAAAGAGGTTACTAAACACAGACTACCCCCATTAAATAAAACTGAATGGGATGCTTATGGTCAAGATAATGATGATACTTATACTCCTATAGATTTGGATAAAATAAATAGACTATTGGATGAAAGTAATGAAAATAATTCACAAGACCATTAAGAAAGCCTACGAAAATTGGGAACCGAATCCTCTTGTTCGTTGTTATCATTATTGTGCTGCTTTTGATGGTAACAAGATGATAGAATTTGCTCAGAACAATCCTGTTAAAATGAGTACCAAAGCATTTAGGATTGGCAAAAGATTTAATATCCCCAAATATTTGGAGTATCCTTATGTACATAGTGAATCTCATCTTATTTCTAAATTACTTGATCGCTATAACTCCATTGATCCTAATTGGAGCGTATGTGTCTTACGAATTAACAGACAGGGATTGATCCTTGGAAGCAAGCCATGTGTTAATTGCTCTAAGCTATTAAATGCTGTGGGATTAAATAATATCTATTATAGTGATGATGATGGAAACTTTGTTTGTCCTACTAAAACCATCAAGATTGAACACATGGTAGACATTCCTTATGTTTGAACCAGAGTGGATGGAATATTTTGAGAGAGAAGCTCCGTTTTCATATTACTGTATTATTTTTTTAGGGTACTTAATTAAGATATTGTTTTATTTTTCGTATGTTATACTCTTGATATTTTTATTTGTTCCTCTTTTCATGATATATTCTGGCACAAAAGCTATTAAAATCAAACTAGTAGAAGATAAAAAACATAAAAAACTACGCAAAGAAAAAGAGAAACAAGAACAGCTTCATCAGAATCTATATTTAGACCATCTAGACAGAAATATAAAAAAGAAAAAGAAACACAAATAGTTTCTAAAGTCTGCCTGTTGACAACTCCGATACTTGTGGTATAAAACATGAGTTGTTGCCGCGTCATTTTGGAGAAACTATGAATTGCATTTATTGCAAAAATTGTGTTGGTGTTGAAAGATATGAGTTTCTTGTAGAAACTAATAGAAATATTGTATGTAAGGAATGTTCAGCAGAACAAAAAGCTGTTGGATATATGGATTGGGGACATAAGACCGCACCAAGCCTGGTTATGGTTCCAAGCAATGCTAAAGAGACTATTAGGATTTTGAACAGAGCAAACAGGAGAGCTAGATGACTAATGAATTTGAGCTTGAGGGACTATTGTTTAAGCAGGTTGAGAAACCTAAAAATCATTTGATGACTAAAGTTATTAATGTATTCCATGACTATTATCGAATTAATGTTTATACTCAGATTGAAGAAGAGGGATTGTTGAAGCGAAAGATTTCTCAAAGCTATATGACAACTTTCAGAAACAATGTTTTGACTATTATTCCAGATCCAGACAAAAGACCAGACGATCTTAAAAAGAAGTGGTGAATTATGCCAATAGCAACTTTAAAATTTAAACTACCAGAAGAACAGTACGAGTTTGATACGGCTGTTAAAGCCAATGATGCTAAAAGAATGTTGTGGGATTTTTCTCAACAATTACGGTCTTGGCAGAAATATAGCAATGATTTTACCGATGCGGGTGATGCTCTTGACAAGATTAGATCAGAATTTCACAGATTAGTTAATGAATATAATATCAACATAGACTAAGGAGATTATTATGCCACTTTTTGAAGTTAATACCGTTTCTTTGTTTCGACATAAGTATGTGATTGAAGCTAAGAATCTTGAACACGCTTATGATACTGTATTGATTGATAAGCCAGAAGAGCTGACTCAAAAACATCTTGAAGAAACTATTCTTGATGGTCGAAAGATTGACAGAAAAGAATTTGAAAGACTTTGTGATGAATCTCTTAACGATAGTACAGAATTAAGTAACGCTCATCTTGGAACACGAATTATACACAAGGTAGATTACAATGAGTCCTGAACTAACAGCTAAATTAATCTCAGCCTATCCTGAACAGTTTAAAAATCTTACATGGATAGAATGTGGGGATGGTTGGTTTAATATCCTATCCAAGCTATGTTATATTGTAGATAATCGTCTTCATTACAAGCAAAAGACTAATGAGCCTCTAGATTTTTTCTGTTGGAGTCAAATTAAGGAAAAGTTTGGTGGGCTAAGAGCCTATGCTTATGGCGCTGATGATTTTATCAAAGGAGCAATAGATATGGCAGAAAGTATGAGTTATACAACTTGTGAAGTTACTGGAGAAAAAGGAAAGCTTCGTAAACAAAGAAGAGACAATGAAGGAGAGCCGGTTATGGCATGGATAAAAACTCTTTGTGATAGTGAAGCAGAAAAAGAAGGCTATATTATCTAAATTAGTGACTAAATCAAAAAATCGAGAATACTCTAAAGATTCCCTCTTGACAGTGCCGATAAGTGAGATATACTTAGGGTGTAACGTCAACAAACACAGGAGAAAAGAAAATGGGTAAGGGTCAAAAAACTTGTGAAAAATGTGGAGCTACCACAGGCCCGCGAGCTTATATGTGTCCTAAGTGCAATGCTCCGTTCGTTTTTAAGGCAAAGAGCAAAGAAGCAAAGAACACAAAGATTATTCGTGACTTTAATTGGAAGGAACTGATTAAAGGAGATAGAATTAGAGTTGGTGGAGGCCCATACTTTGTGAGGGGTGCTGAGTTCATCCCGATGGGTTATAGGGGTCGTTTTGTTGTGGAAGGGATTGACCAGCATGGAATTAAAGCATGGGGTCTGGACAAGCACCAAGGCTTCTGTCACATTTATATGGGGCCAGATATTCAGAACAAAGAGACTCATGTTTGGAAAATTAAGCATAAGCTTATGAAACTTAAACCAAAGGTGGAGGCGTAATGTCTCTTACTCAAGAACAAAAAGATCAAATCAATATTCTGCTTGACAATAGAGATAAGATAGTAAACAGTCTCTATCATATTGAGCGTATTTTAAAGACTTATTTTCCAGAAGAATTTGAACGAGCTATCCAATTCTATCTGCCTCAAATTACCACTGCTCTTTATGAGGATAAAAAGTGGCTAAGTAGAGGGGAGTATAGTTTGCAGAACACTATTGACAATCTGTTGGAGCGGTGTAAAATTAACGAGAGTGGCAAGGGTACTACAAAATATCTTTAATTGGAAGAAACGATGGAAAGCTATAGTATTATTGACTTGGAAGGTTATGCCAAAGCTATGAGAGAGGGTGCTGCATCCTCTTTTGAAAAAGACTATACAGAAAATTTGGATGAATTTATCTCTATTGGTCAGGTAATTAACTTGATCAAAAAAAATAACCTTGGACTTGACGAAGAAGGTAATTATCTTATCAACGAACAGATTTTTGATGATGTATTCAATGATATTAGAGATTGGCTTTATGGAGTTGGTCTAGCTAAACTTGCTTCAAAAGGATTCGTAGAATGTGCTTGGGATAACGAGTCTAACGACATGGTTTTTTGGTTGGCAAATAAAGACAAGACAAGTATTTCTGCAAAACCCTCAAAGGACAATGATGAGTAACTATTTGAATATTAGGAACGTCAATCTTTTTACTAAAAGCATTAGAAAAAACGTAGTAATGGTTTTTCCCAGATCATACCATCATCAGGTAGACAACTTGATTTCATTAGCTCAAGCAGAAAACTTGGTTAGAAAATATATTGAACCAGGATATAATGATGAGTTCATAATTTCTGAATGTAACTATGATCATCTTTGTGCCGAGATTAAAAAATGGATTTACAACTCAAGCCTGAGCCAAGTAGCCTCGTCTGGAAAAATAGAGTGTGCATGGGACGATGACTCTAATGAGATGATTTTTTGGCATCCTGAATCAAACGAAACATTCAACACTATTAAATAATATGTCAAAAGAAGAAATACAACAACTAAAAGATCAAATTCATGACTTGAAAGAATATTTATATTCTGACTTGTGTAAGGCTTGTGGAGATGCAGCATTAGCTCTAGATAAAATTAGTCAAAGATTAAATCAACTAGAGTCTCAACAAAATTCCTAAAGGTCTTGACAGTGGTTGGTCGATATGATACAATAACTCAACACGGGGCGGAAGGTAAGCCGGTTGCATCCGACACTCTTATAAGGTGTTCATAGGTTGGTTCGACTCCAACTCGCCCTACTTTAAACAGGAAGGATTCTGATGAGACTTCAACCATTAACGGCTATTTTTGCAGGATTATTCCTAACTTCACTAGGATTTAACTTCCTACTTTATTCAGATATTCAAAGACTAAAAAAGTTGTCAAACAAGCCAGCAAGGATTATTATAGAAAGAACTCCAGAAATTCATATCAAACCAAAGTTTTGGGGGTATACTAAAGAACGGGCGATTCCTGGTATCGACAGGTAAAAAGAAATATAAATTGCATTGACTGGTTGATCGACCGGCCAGTATAAAAGTCGATTAAAAATGTTAATTGGCGAAGTTTCAACTCTCGCTCTCGCTGCCTAATTAATTAGGTAATGAGTGGGGCGGCATGAGCCTTATTACCAAATCATGCTGACTCCGATATTCGGATATGGTAGTCCTACCAGACATAAATAGGAATGATGATTGTACTCAATCTGACTCAGATAATTCTGATAGCTTTGTTATTTGTGTGATAACAAGTAACTAACAATGTAGAAGTTTATATAGACGTTTATACTGGACGGGGTTCGATTCCCCAATCGTCCACTTAATATTATGAGAAAAATTTGTACTTACTGTGGAAAACGTAAAAACTTAGCAAGTTTTCCCAAACACACTATGTACAAAGATAATCTTGATAGCAGATGTCGCAAGTGTGTTAAAAAACATTCTAAGATTAGAGTTAAGCTACATAAAAAAGCGCCACCAAAACCAGAAGTATGTGAGTGCTGTAAAAAGGTTCCCTACAAATGGGCCTTAGATCATGATCATGATGATAATAGTTTTAGGGGCTGGCTCTGTGAACCTTGCAATACTGGCATAGGCAAACTGGGTGATGATTTTCAGAGCATCGTTAACGCTATGAATTATTTTCTTTCAAGACAAAAACGATATGAAAAATAAGATTAAAGAACACCTAGCAGAAAACAATATGACATACTGGCAACATTTTAGGTTTGCTGTATTTTTTGGATGCTTATCTTTATTGGCTGGATTTTGTTTGATAATTCATGCGTTTTTTCCATGTTGGTTTCAAACTTCTGGCAGCGATTTGGTTCAGTCTATGGCGATAGTATTTAAGAAACGAAACCGATTAGATGATACTTGACAAAGGGACTACCGTATGGTAGAATTGGGACAACACAGGAGAAAATAAAAATGTCGTTTGAGCATCTTAATGGTTTTGTTCGTGATTTGAAGTCAACTAGCAGCACACTTGATAAAGTTGGCATTATTGAGGATTATACTTCCTCTAATGAGAGTGGAGCAAATTTTCTTAAAAAGATTCTGCTCTATACTTATCATCCTCTTTGGCAGTACAATGTAACTAGTGATAATCTTAAAAAGAAAAGTCATCTGCGTGGTAAAGTATACAAGTCTATATTTGATCTGTTGGATGCTTTGAAGAATAGAGAAATCACAGGTCATGATGCTATTGGAGCAGTTAATAGCTTTATTGACAACCAAAGAGAATACGAAGAACTCGTTCATTGCATCATTGACAAGGATTTGAAAACCCGTGCTGGAGATAAGCTGATTAATAAGGCTATTCCAGATCATATCCCAACATTTAGTGTTGCTCTAGCGGACAAGTATGTTCCTAAAATCGTAGACTGGAAGGATGGATGGTATGTTAGCAGGAAGATCGACGGTGCTAGATGTATTGCTATTGTTGATAGTAATGGCAATACTACCTTTTATTCCCGCACGGGAAAAATCTTTGATACTCTTGATATTGTTAGCGGTGGGATTAAAGCTTTGGGACTTACTAATGTAGTTCTTGATGGAGAGCTTTGTCTGGTTGATGAAGAGGGTAACGAGGATTTTCAAGGAGTAATGAAGGAACTTCGCAAGAAGGATCATACTATTCCCAATCCTTCCTATAAAATTTTTGATATGATTACTCATGATGAGTTTTATAGCCAGAAGGGAGAGAAAAATCGACCATTTAGTATCAGGCTCAAGAATCTTACAGAGATTATGAAGAAGAACGAATGTCCATGCTTGACACTTCTGGAGCAATCCTTGATTAAGGATGAAAACCATTTCCAAGAATTTGTCAAAGAATCTACTGAGAATGGCTGGGAGGGGCTTATGCTTCGATCAGATGCTCCATATAAAGGAAAGCGATCCAAAGACCTACTCAAATATAAGTCATTCTTTGATGATGAATATGAGGTTCTAGATACTGAAATGGGGCCATTCCGTTATGTTAAGGATGGTGCAGAATGTGAGGAAACTATGTTGAGTTGTGTTATGATTCAGCATAAGGGACATACTGTACGAGTTGGGTCTGGTTTTAGTATCGAACAAAGACAAGAGTTTTATAAGAACCCTAAGAAGATTCTTGGCAAGATTATTTTGGTACAATATTTTGAGGAGACAGAGAACGAAAAAGGCGGTATCTCTTTGAGGTTTCCTACATTTAAATACCTATATGGAGATTCTAGAGATACCTAATCTTCTTCAAAAAACTGGGAACAATTTGGGACATTTGGTGTAACTATGAGTAGGAGAAAACCAAATGAAAAAGAATAAAATCTGCTCTTCTTGTAAAGTAGAACATAATGAATGGAAAAAAGGAACATGGTGCAAAAATTGCAATAAAAAATGTCAGCAAGAATGGTACAAAAAGAATAAAGCCAATGTATTAGATAGGGTTACTAATAATTACATTCAAAATAAAGACTCTAAGCTAGAATATGCTAAAAAATATAGAGAAGAAAATAAGGACAAGGTACAAGAATATTTTGACAAGCATAAAAAAAAGATATATCAACAAAGAGCAAAAAGAGAGAAAGCAAGAAGAAAACAGGACGTGTCTTTTAAAATAGCCTATAATTTAAGGACTAGATTAAGAACAGCCATCAAGAATAATAAAAAAACGACAACGACCTTAGATTATTTAGGATGCACAATAAGTGAGTTAAAAATTCATCTAGAAACTAAATTCACAATTGGAATGAGTTGGGACAATTATGGAAAATGGCATATAGATCATATATTACCATGTTCATCATTTGATATGTCCAAAGAGTCAGAACAAAAAAAATGTTTTCACTATACAAATTTACAACCATTGTGGGCAATAGACAACATCAAGAAAAGTAATAAGATTCTTCATGGAGAAGAAAGAGACATATAGAATTATGCCACCAGCATGGAAAGAGCTAGGTTTTAGAAGTTATGATGCCTATATAAAATCTAGACTATGGTGGAATATTAGGCAATTAGTCTTAGAAAGAGATGGTAAATGTTGTCAAGTATGTGGCACTCCTTCTAAAACAGTTCATCATATTGATTACACAAAAATTATCATGCTGGGTCAGGGAGATCAGCATGAATTAATTACATTGTGTGAACCATGCCATAATTTTGTTGAGCAAGACAAGCATATTGGTAAAAAGAAAAGCTTGTTAAATAAATTATTTTGTCAAAATAGCAAAAATACTTTAGATGAATGGCAAATTTGGGCTCAAGCATTTAATAGTGATATTCAATATAATTCAGAAAGACTATTTGAGCATAACCATATCAAGAGAAAGAAACATAAGAATAAAAACAAAAAGAAACCTATCTCTACTAATGCTAATAAACCAGAAGTAATAAATACAACATCGAAAAAAGAAGAATCGTCTTTAGATGTTATAAAAAATGAAATTGATAACTATATAAAGCAACATAAAAAGAAAAAAAAGCCTAAAGCTGTTGACAATAAAGATATTAGCAATTATTTTAAAAACAAAGATCAATCATGGATTAATTCTAAAGTAAAATACTATAATAATCTTAGTGAAGATGAAATTAAAAAACAACTACGTCAAGCTTTTCCATATTTTATAAATCTTCTATTGAATCATCCTAATGCTAGTGAAAAACTTAAAAGTTGCATAAGGCCACATTTCCAAAAAAATAAACCGAAAGAAACTTTTCAACAAAAAAGAATAAGACTAGAAGAACAATACCAAAAACAAAAAGCTAAAAAGAAAACTAAGCTATCTGGTAAACTGCCAGCATGGACTACTAATCATAAAACCATTATACCTAAACAAGAAAATCCATTGATGAAATATGTGAAGGAAGTAAAGGATAAAACCGATTGACCAATTTCCAGTAATGGTGTATTTAATTATCTCGCCTTACTGGAGACATTAAATGATCAAAGTTGTTCTTCGCTCTCTGATATATCCGTGGTTTATTCTATTCGTAGGATTTTCTATAGGTTTTATTTGTAATTCAGAATGGTTTGGCTACAAATATGTTCTTGTAGAAAGATCAGTACGAAATATATTTTTTCCAATAAAGTATGATGAAAGGATAGAAGAATGGGTTAAATCTAATGGACGATTAAGATTATGGGCAAGCCTAGACTGTCCAAAAGATTTTGAAATTATTCATGAGTTTGTAAAAGGAGAAGAGCATTATTGGGCTGTTTATAAGATCAAAGACAAAAACGGAAAAGAAATTAAAGATATTGGCAGTGTTAGAGTGAAATGGAAAACATGGGAATACTACTATAAATTAGATGAGATTTTAGATAAGTCTGGCGTTACGAAATTGGATTGATTCAAGAAACGGGGCTTGACAAGACGATAGGACTAGTGTAGAATGTGAGCATACACTTTGGAACCAACCTTTGAGGACATTATGACAGAGATTGTTGTTGAGAAAAAGCCGATTGTTATGAGTACCAGCAAGGCCGATGAGTTTTTCAAGAATTTTCCGAAGGATAAGGTAGTTGCCTATAAAGACTATTGGGAGAGTGTTCGCCCCAAGACTGACGAAGATATTTTCCGTCGCTATCTCTTTGCCTATTGTTCAGTGCATACCACTTGGCAGGGTAATGTCAAGGGATACAATGCTATCAAGAATTTTAGCGAATGGGTAGATAGTAAAGAAATTCTTTTGACAAAACTCCACAAGAGTGGTGTTGGGTTGCACAATAATCGCACCGCTTATATCTGGGATTTTAGCACCAAGTTTTGGGCTAATCCTAAAGATTTTTATCTGACCACAAAGAAGTATCATGTTAAGAAACGTGATAGTATCCTCAATAAGATTAGCGGAATTGGTCTGGCTAAGATTAGCTTTGCTCTTGAGATGATTCATCCTAATGAGGCTAGGGTACTCTGCGGAGATATTCATCAACTGAGGCTTTACGATGTTGAGGCTCTGAAGTATAATAAGAGCAAGATTGGTTCACAAATCTATAAGAAGATGGAGCGGCATTGGATGGTTAACTGTGGTAAATTGAAAGTCCCATCCTATGTAGCAAGGTCGATCTATTGGGATGATCTTCAAAAGAAAGAAGATAGTCGCTACTGGAGTTATGTACTAGAATCATGAGTCCAATGAGATTTCCTAGAGTTGCTATTATGAGAGATAATGAGATAATAGAGTATGGTTATCTGAATAAAGACATGCCTCAAGGAGATGGTTCTTATTTGTATGAAATTTATGGGGATTCATCAACACTATATATTGTAAAAGAGAACGAATTTTTGTATGTAGGAGAAAATGATGAGCCAAAATGGTAAAGGGTCTAAAAGAAGAGTCAGTCTAGTTTCTCAAGATACTTGGGACAAAAACTACGAAAGAATTTTTAGAAAGAAGAAACATGGGAAGCGTAACCAATCTAAAAGAAAATAAGACACTATTCATTCCGTGTTCTTGTAAGAGTGAGATATTGGTAATAGAATATGACCATGAAATTGAGTTGGCAGATTTGGCTATATTTGAGCATTATACAAACTATAGTAATAAGATGTCATTATGGCAGAGACTAAGGTACTGTTTTCAAGTTTTAGCATATAAAAAGCCCTATGCTGATCAGATGGTGTTAGACAAAAAACAACTCAAAGATTTACAAAAATTCTTAAATGGACTTAACCTGTAAGGTGTATAATATAAGGTTGTCAAACTCATATCAAGGAGGCTAATCATGGTTGTCAGAACAGCAACAGAATATATGAACGATCAATTAGCTAATAGAGTTAAATCTCTTCAGAAAGCTTTAAATCAAGCTGAAAAAATAATGAATACCCTTGAGAAAGAAAATCAAAGACTAAAAGACGTTCTTGCTAACCTAACGTCAGAAAATAATCAAGGTTATATACTCGATAGTGAGGCTTTTAATGAGCCAGTGCTTACAGTCTAAGAACAAAAACAAAAGAATAATAACACAAATTGGGGAATATGAATATTTGGTTGAGGGAGAAAGCGATTGGGCGAAATTTGGATGTCAATCAGATATCTCAATAATAACTTCTGCTAACTTAGACGGCGGGCCATTCTTGTTAGTTGGTGATTCATTCTTGGGTAAAGGAAGAATATCATCAATACAGAATATTGACAGTGGGCGGGATGGGTATATAATAATTAAGGTTACTCTATACTCACCAAAGGAAACATCATGATTTCAGAACTCATTCCCGTTATCGGTTATCATCAAGCAATGTTAATGTCTGGCTATTCAGAATATCAGATTCAACAAATTATTAAAGGATCTACTTATGAACCAATTTCACAAGAGTAATAAGAATAGAGTTTTCTTTGGTGTTTGTGGAGGACTAGCAGAAAGTCTAGGGTTAGATGTTTCTGTAGTTAGGCTGGGATTTGTTGCTGGTGCGATTTTCACCGGAAGTATTCTTTTCTGGGCATATTTACTAATGGCTCTGGTTCTTCCAACAGAGGATTAATTTAATGGATAAGATAGTTGATGGTCAGAAAGTATTTTTTACTGCTGATCTTCACCTGGGACATAGGAATATTATAGGATATTGTAATCGTCCATTTTCTACTGGTGGAGAGATGGACGCTAAAATTATTTCTTCTATAAACGAAACAGTTGGACAAAACGATATTCTTTATATTATAGGAGATTTCTGTCATAAGGGTGGAACTGCTCTCTCATATAGAGAAAGAATAGTTTGTGAGAATGTTCACATTATTCTTGGTAATCATGATGAACCAACTAAGTTTACTAGTGGATTTTCTAGTGTGTCTGATCAGAAAATGATTCTGTATGTTAATCAAAAGATATTTATGTGTCATTATCCTATGAGAAGTTGGTCTGGTAGCTATAGGAAAAGTTGGATGCTTTATGGTCATGTTCATGGCAGACTGCATCGTGAGGACGTTGCTTCTGGAACGCTCACTCTTGATGTAGGGGTCGATAATAAAAGAGATGGGGTGGAGTTTGGTACTCCTTGGAGCTTTAAAGACGTTCAACAGCAATTTCTGGCGAGAACGAAAAAAATTTCAAGGTCGCCCATTGACAGTGACGATACTATGTTGTACAATCGAAGGAACAACGCAAGGTAAGATCAGTCGCTTGACTGAGCCTTGGTTGTAGATTGGTTAAGAATTTGGAGGTTGATTATGGCTGAAGTTACTACTACTGAGAAGCAGAGTCGTGTTCGTTGCAGTGATGACCAGTTCCTTGAGGCAGTTTTTTCCAGCAAGACCTATGCTGAGATTGCCAGTAAGACTGGTCAGAAGGTTGCTAGTACGATGGCTCGTTATGCTCGTACAAAGGCCGCTCTGGCTAAGAAGGGCATTGAACTGCCAGCGATGGAGCGAGCAAAGCCCACAAAGACTGTGGATAATGTCGAGGCTATGGCTGAGACTGTTCGCCGTCTAAAGGCTGCTCATTCTAACGGCTGAGTCTTAGTGTAAACCAAATGCTTCCAACTACATCCCTCATAAATATTGGTAGAGACACATAGACAAACATCTAACCAATCGTTATGATATGTAGCTTGGAAGTATACGGGAGCGTAGTCCAACGGCAGAGACAATGGACTTATACAATTTGAGTGCTTAAAGAGAAATCTTTGATGTAGAACCTGTCAAATTCGGTGGAGGCTTAACTGCTAATACCGAGCCAAGCTTAATAGAAATATTATGAAGGTGTAGAGACTTGACGGCAGGAACCTAAAACGAAAGTTATGGTTAAGATAAAGTCCAGACCACAAACAGAAATGGTAGTGAAAACTATAGTGGCAAGAAAATCCATCCAGTGTGAGTTCGATTCTCACCGCTCCTACTTAATCCTTTTTAAATGAGTTTACTCTTATGACATTCGACCACTGGATAAATGAAGTTGAAGGATATAGCGTCAGACACGAAAGAGCTATAAGCGACATAAGAAATTGTGTTGCAAAAGGAAAGACTGACGATATAATCAAATGGTTGATGGCAGCGTATGCTATGGGCCATGAACAAGGTTATGATGTTGGATATTATGATGCTAATGAAGAATGTCAAGAAAAGTTTGATGAATATCGAATGGGAGATGACTTTTAATTTATGACATATAATCTATACAATCTAACTAAAGAAGAAATTAAGATAGCAATTATTCAATATATTGTTGAGAACAAAAAGATTTCTACTAGTTCAGAAGTTTCCATAATGGAGAATAAGTATGATATTAGATTCATCGTTGAAGATACTTATCAGAAGGACAGTTTGACAGGCTTCTATAAGCCTGAATTTAAGGGAGCAGAAATTACTGTCTTAGAATGAACGGATCTTTTAGTCTACCAAAAGCCAAGAATGGTTGTGATGTTATTCCAAGACTTGGCGAACTCTTCTTATACCAGTATGATAGCATTGCTGAGTTGTGGGATACAAGAATTGGAGATGGCAAAACACCAGCAAAAGACCTGCCTCGTTTAGCTAACCATGATATATACGAAAGAGTAGCTAAATTGGAAAGAGAAATAGAACAGCTAAAGAATGATCGAAGAATATGAAAATTGGGAAGATGGAATAAGAAGGACATTTATAGAACTAGCAACTTATATGGAAAAACACGCTAATCCTCTTGAGAGTATTATTGATTTTGCTTGGGCTTCTGGGGCTGATCTTTTCTTTGTGCAAAATGCCAAAGATGAATTGAAAAAACTAAAAGAGAAAAATAAAGAATGGGCTGAAGAAGTCTATAGAGCTAATGAATTTGCTGTTGAACAGACAAACGAATACTTGGAAGTGTCTCAGCAGATGCAGTCTTTAAAAGATTCTCTTGATAAGCCTGTTGCTTGGGCCAGAATTAATGGTCGTGGTGATTTGTTTGATTTAAGAACTCAAAACAACCCTTATGTTGATCAAAATACTGTAATTCCTCTTTATAGGAAAAATGATGGGTAATACTCTTTGTAATGGTAGGATTAAGAATAATAATCCCAAATCTCCCATAGAATATTTTTTACTGGTTACTGTAAGAGAATATAGTGATTATGAGGGAGGTACTTATATAGATGAAATCAGAACATCTGCGGAATTTTTAGAAAAAGAAAAGGATGCTTATGATGACCCCTTTTATCAAATATATGGATCAGTACCAGTTGATAGTGATGGTCTACCGGGAACTGTTTTTCTTGGAGAGTTTCATTCTATAGATAAGGCAAAAGCTTTTCTATATAATATAACTGGTGAAATTCCTCAAGTTATCTCTTATTAATATGGTAAGTACAAAATATAAAGTTGATTTATCTGACTACTATAGTGAAAACGGTGGTTATTGTACTTTGTTTAAAGTCTCTAATGAACCATCTTTAGGATTCAAAGAATTTATTTCTAAGTCTAGAGCATCATACGCCAGACAAATTCAGTCCAAATTAAGTAGTTATGATCTTGCTCCCAAGGTCTGTTCTGAATTGTGCAAAATGAGGTACGAGCCTTTCTTTCCTCATAAAATAAGTGGTTGGGGATATGTTACTGAACTGGCTAAAGAAAGTAGCGAAAAAACTAAGCTATGGAAAATACAAGAATTAGTAGAATCTATATATGACAAAACAAAGTTAAAATTTTGGGACTGTCACACAAAAAATATTGGTTATATTATAAGAGACGGTAAAGCTAAATTGGTTTGCATCGACACGGGTAAAGAAACCTGGGATGGTTATGCTAATTATTTTGGAAATTCTGATCCCGGCCCAAAATGTTCATATTGTTTAAAATACCAATGTAAGTGTGAAGGAATTTAAAATGCCATATATCAAAGAACAAGATAGAAAAATACTAGATAATCATATAGATAGTTTAATTTTTGTATTTAAATGCTCCTTAGAGGGAGAAATTTGCCAACAACAAAACTTGACAGACAATCAAACAATGATGCTTTTAGGTAAAATTAACTATTGTTTTTCTCGAATATTAGGTGGGATTATGGGAGACATTTCATACTCCAAGATTGCTATGATTACTGGTGTATTAGAGAATATTAAGCAAGAATTTTATCGTCGTGCAGCAAGCTCATACGAAGATAAGAAGATTATTGAAAATGGAGATATTAAAGAATATAAACGTCTATAATAGGTAACTACTTATGTCAAGAGATATTGAGAATATTAACAAAGAGATAATCAAAGCTAATAAAGAGATACATCAAATAGAAGACAATCTTTCAAAAGATATTAGCGAGTTAAAGAAACTTATCAAAAATCTAGACAAAAAAGTAGATCTTGTTCTTAATAAAATTCAAGAATTTGAAGTTGTTATGGACGCAATTGAATTAATGGAGGAACAAATAGACGAAGAAGAAGAAGAAGATGAATATAATACAGAATGGAATCCTTATGAAGATGAGGATTTTGATCCAGGCGATTATGATAATGAAGATAACTAATGGCTAGTTTAGCTCTACTAGTAACAATTATTTTTTTATCTGTGCTAATTATAGGGCCAATGAGTTATCTTTTGTCATTATTTGATTGGATGCCAAAGTTTGTTGTATGGATTATGGGACTTCTTTGCATACTTGTCGGAGGGATGACATTCACTTTGCCAGTGCCATTTTTAAAAGTTTTGGGTCTGATAGACATAGCTATCGGTTTTAAAATAATCTCAGACAGACAACAAAAGAAAAGTGATGCTTGACAAGATGGTTTGCCGATGGTATACTTGAGCCATCACAGGAACGATAACACTTTTGGAGAATACAGATGAAGTTGGCAGATAGGACGATTGAGACTCACAGCGTTGGAGTTGCAAGCAGGAATCAGTTCAATATTGCTCAGACGAGCAAAATGTTTAAAATCCTTTCAGACTCTCTTTACTCTGATAAGGTTATGGCTGCGATTCGTGAGCTTTCTACTAATGCTTATGATAGTCATATCTCTGCCGGGAATAAGAATCCCTTTAAGGTGACTTTGCCTACCGCTGCCAATCCTACCTTCGTAGTCAGAGATTATGGCACTGGTCTTAGTCAGGCCGATATGGAGGACTTGTATACAACTTATGGTGCGTCCAACAAGAATGATAGTAATGATTTTGTTGGTTGTCTTGGTCTAGGGTCTAAGAGTCCCTTCGCGTATACCAAGAGTTTCACCACGGCATCATATTACAACGGTAAGAAGTATACCTATATTGCTGCGATTGACGAGAGCGGAGTGCCTACTCTGAATCTTTTCAATACTTCAGATACGTCTGAGCCTAATGGTCTTGAAATTAGTTTCGCTGTTAAGCAGCATGATTTCCAAGAGTTTACCGACAAGGCTAAGAGAATCTTCCACTATTTCCGCATGAAACCCATCCTTGAAGGTGGTATCGGAAATAATCTGCAAGATCATAAGTATAGTAATACCAACATCATCATTAGTGGTGAAGGTTGGAGGGTATGCCGACTTAATAATGATAATAGTTATTTCCCTAATGGTTATCATCGAATTGATAGTGGTATCGTAGCTATCATGGGCAATATCGCTTATCCTGTTCAGACCGCACAGATTGTTGGTCAAGAGAAGGATGAGATGCCCGATCATATTCAGAAGTGGAATAGGGCTTTCCAGAAAGCAGATATTGATTCTTGGAAGAGTTTCGTTGGAGAGATTCTGAACTCCGGCCTTTATCTTGAGCTTGATTTTGGTATCGGTGAACTGGAAATGGATGTTAGCCGTGAAGGTTTGCAGTATACTAAAGATGTTATCAAGACACTGCGTAAAAAGACTCAAGAAATTTACATGGAGATGAAGGAAGAATTCTCCAAGAAAATTCAAGCTGCCCAAAACAAGGTAGAAGCAATTACTTCATACTATGCTATGAATGAATTGGCTGGCGGCTGGGGTGTTGGTGCTACTTGGACTGATCCCAAGGGTAAAGATCATCCTATCAACTCTGGCAATGACTTGGAATATAAAATTCCTGCCGGTAAGAGTCTGTACGTTTTTAATTACAAGACTGCTGGCTATCGTTCTCGCCGCCAAGTTGCTCTGACAGACAGAATCCATCATGAAACTCTTACTGGTAAAGGTTCCTATTACTGGAATAATCAGAAAAAGAAGGGAACGATGGCTTTCTTTGTCTGCGACGTTGCTAGTGAAGAAAGTGCCAAGAAAATTCTTACAAGATATTGTAATGCAAACGATTGCTTTGCTTATCTGATGATCGACACTAAGGATCATACAAAAAGCGGAGAAGGTTTTGATCAACTGATCGAAGATGTTGGGGCTGGAAATCTGCTCAAGGTTTCAGACTATAAACATCTGACACAAAGTTCTGGCCCAAGAAAGTCTTACAATAGAAATTCTAATGGTAGTGTTAGTGATCAAGATGTATTCTTTATCCACGGTTATGATAAGGACAGTAAGCAGATTACTAATCCTTATAATGATGCTACTTGTCTCAGAATTCTTTCAGAAGAACAACTAGAGGATTTTCTGGAACAGGATGAGATTGTGTATGTTCCTATGCTTCGTTATAAGACTGAGCCTGAGTCTGGTTATCCTGAGATTAATGACATCGCTATTACTCTTAGTGATGATAAACTCAAGAGTATAGTCAAGGACTTGGTTGGAGATAGTAAGGTTTATGCTATCAAAACAGCTTTTGCTAAAAAGCTTGAGAAAGACGGATATAATCTTGTTAACTTCAATGATTTCTTGAAGCGTCAACTTAAAGTTGTTGCTAACAAGCACTTTAAGAATCTTGCTTCTATCAACAAGCTTGTTGAATATTGCAAGAAAGATTTTGCAACTGAAGAAAAGACTACTGGCGGCTATAGATATT